CACCCCTTCCGCTACTGCTGACATTTCTTCTTCCAATCTTGTCTTTAAATGAGTAACTATTCCTTCCATATCAGCTTTTGAAGAACCATTAATAACATTTGACATATCTACACTAATTTTTGCTGTTGTAAATCTGTTAATTGCTCTCTGTTCTGCATAATCCTTTATGTACTTAAGCTGCTGATTTGTAATATCCAATGAATCCGATGTTTTTGCAGTGTTTGCTGCTGTTTCAGCCGTGTTGTTTGTAATGGCATCTGTTCCATAACCATAGTCTGTATCCTTTGTTTCACCTTTCTTAAAAAGATTACCAAAAGTATTCTTAACCTTACTTTCAACACCCTTTCCAAGATTGTATCCTTTTCCATAAGCATCACCATAATTAATTCTGTAATCAATGCTTGGAGCTTCTTTATTTAATGTAATTGAATTTTCATTTTTACCCCAAGAAGTAACTGTATCTTGTAAAGAAGTTAATCCACTGGTCCAATCTGTTCCAAATATGGCATCTATAATCTTGGTAACAACTTTTCCAAGACTTAAAAACCATGATATAATCTGACCTATCAGATTTGCAACTGCACCACCAAAAGAATCAAATCCACCATTTGTAACATTTAAAATCCATTCAATTATGCCAATAAAAGGCTGAACAAAAATACTCCATACAGCCTGAATTATTGCGTTAATCGTTCCTATTCCTACATTTATGATTGCTGCTCCTGCTGATGCCACTACACCAAAAATCACACCTGTAGCAGAACGGGTCTTATTCTGTACCTTGTTAATTGCTGCCACAACCAGATAAATAGCTGCTATTACCGCAATAATAGCAATAATAATCCATGTTAACGGACATAATGACAATGCGGCATTTAATCCTTCCTGTGCAAATGTCATTGCTATAATAGCCGCTGTACTTGCTGCACTAGATACCACATGTAATGCCTTTGCACCTATATCTTTTAATGTAGTAAGCCAGCCTATTCCCATTGTTGCATTATAAACAATTAATGCTGCAACTATTCCCCATATAATAGGTTCAATTAATGTCCAATTAGATTTAAAGAAATTAATCATTTGCGTTCCAATGTTAATAATTCCTGTTATTGCTCCCATTACTAAGACTGTAGCATTTCCAAACCCGGTTGCTAAAAGCTGTATGGTTGGTAGATTGTTATGTATTGCATTAAACATACTAACAATCGCCGGCTGTACCTGTTGACCTATAGTTGTTTTAACCGCATCAAAATCCCTTTTATTTCTTGCCATTACTCCCTCAGGGGTTTGAGCCATTGTTTCATTCATCTTTCCTACATTCTGCTCTATTACCTGAGCCAACATATTAGCCTTTTCCATCTCAGTTCCATTTTTCATTACCTTTTCCTGATAATCCGTAAATGAAATGCCTGCACGTCTTAATGCTCCAACCTGGCCAGTCATAACCTTACCTGTCATATTACCGATATTAACCATATCCTCATTAGTAACATTAACACCATGCATCTGAACCGCTAAGTCAGCCATCTTAGGTAACAAAGTTTTAACTGCATCTGTCTGATGAAAATATGTTGATGCCTGTTGCGCTCCATTTATTAAAGCTGTCTTTCCAACAACACCATAACCACTTATCTCAGAAGCAAGATTTTTCATCATATTAACCTGTGATGTTCCTGCTCCCTGCATTGCACCCATTACTTCAGTAAGTTTTGTCTCTGCCTGATGTAATTGAGATACCTTTTCATTACATTCACCTATAAAGCTGGCTCCCTGTCTTATAAGAAATATTCCACCAAGAGAAGCTACCAAACCTTTAACTGTGGAAAGTAATCCTTTTGCTGAATTTGTCCCCTCTCTTACTTTACCATTGTATGTTTCTTGACTTATTGAAGCTCTTGACGTGTCACTTGCTATCTGCTTAATCTCTGCATCTGCCAATCCTAAATTTGTTCTGGCAGAAGCTAATTTAGAAGTATTAAACATGTTTCCTGACACACCTTGGGCTCTTTCACATTCATTAATTACAGTTGAGACAGCATTAGTTATGTTCATAAGCGGTGCCGTCATTCTGTCTGTTAACTGAAATGAAGTCATTATTGATGCCATCTCTTTACCTTACCTTTCCAACTTTCTTGCTTTCTTCCTCTTCCTGCTCAACTCTTGCATTAATGGAAGCAATCACAAAAGCTCTCTCATTTTTATCCAAACTCATAAAAAATGAAGGTGTCCAATGAAATTTATGTAGACAGTAATATGCATACATTGAATCAGGATCACCTTCATCTATTAGTTTTTTGCTTCGTTAACTTTATCCTGTAATGTTTCGTCAAATCCGTTAAACTTCTGAATAAATTCAGCAAACTCATTATATTCTCCCGGATTATCAATCATCTGCTTAATTAAGTCTTCCGGATTCATTACGCCATAAGAATCCTGTAATTCCTTATTGTATAAATCAGGTTCTGCAACAGATGCACACATCAGCTTTACAATAAACAATGAAGAATTAAATTTCTGTCTGTAAACACCCGGCTTTCCTGTAACCTGAACCTCTGTTGTACACTTTTCTCTAATTCTTTCATATTCCTCAGTTGAAACTGCCTTAATCTTCCAATCCAATGGAGTTCCATTTTCGTCACATAATGAAGCGGTTACCTTATATGCCACGTCATCCTTATATTTCTTATTTTTCTTTAAAAAAGCACTTAAATTAGTTGCCATATTCCTTACCTTCTCTTTCTAAAAAATAATGGATAAGAAGATTTTTAGTTCTCCTTATCCACTTTACTATTACATATATGCAGGTTCCTTATATTCTGAATCCTTGCTGTAGTCCATTGCATATGCCTCAATGTCCTGTTCAATAAAATTTCCATCCGCATCAAATGAAGATAAAAGAACATCTCCTTCTATCATACACTGATGATAAGTTTTCCCTGATGCTCCCATTGATGTTGCCGGATCATTTGATTCAACCTCGGCTTCAAAAGTTGGAAGCATTCCTGTATTCTTGTATTCTTCCACAAGTCTATCAAAAGCCTCCGTACACTTATACAAAGTCATTTTTATTTTAATTTCCAATCCACTTGGCTTTTTGCCTTTAATGGTTTTACCAAGAATCGGTACATCGGCAAGACTAACATTTGCCTTTGCTTCAAAATTCTTAGCATTAAGCATTGCGTATCTTCTGCCTCCAACAGTACAGTATAATGTTGCTAACTTACTTGATGGTGCATCATTAGTATTCATAAATCCACTCATTCTTTACTGCCTCCTTCCTAATCTATGATCGTAGTCATATAAAGTTTTTCCATTACACCTACAATAGTAATATTTGTATTAATTACTACCGCTTTCTTATCTTCACCCTTTTCAACAACAATATCATCATCACTAAATGTCTCTATTGCTCTTGTATCTACAAGATAATTAAAAATGCTTCTGACATCATTCTTAAGTGATACTCTGCCTGCATTGTCATTAGAAATTTTTCCAATATATTTATTATTAAAAATAGATGCCACATTGTCTGCAATGTAATCAATCACACGAATTGTCTGATTTTCCTGAAAAATGCTCCCCTTATCCTCTGTTACTGTTGTAAGGGAATTAATGTCTCTTAAAACCCTAAGTTCATCACCACACTTATGAATAACAAACTTTCCTGAAGTGATGGCATTTTCAAGTTCTGCCTGAGTATACTGGCAGTTAATTTCTTCCAGTTCTCCATCATATAACATATTTGTGCAAGCCTTATTGACACCACAGGCTGCTTCTGCTCCTGCAACCCAGGGAATAACATCCTTTGTGTTCATAACATTAATGATTCCCTCATAATCAGCTTCACAATTATACATTACAGTCTGAAACTTAATACCCATTTCATCACGCATTCTTATTGTCCATGACTTATACACTTCCTGCAATTTTGTGTCTGTTTCCATAACCACAACCACATTAAAAGCGTAATTCTCCAATAACTGCATAAACATTGTATGAGCCTCATTTGTTGGCTTATCATTAATTCCACCTGTACCTCCTGTTAAGAATGTACCGGTAGTTTCTTCAAGTTCAAATGATTCCTTCCATTCAATAAAGGCATTGTCCTTTAATTCTCCTGAACTTGCTACTGTCTGAATGTCAACTAATGTTGTATCCATATAAGTTGACACATCATACTTTTCTGTCTGATCAATGTTTTTCTTGATAACAATCTTTATTGAATTACCTTTTGAGCCCTTACACTTGGCATCTGCATACTTACAACCTGCCTTTGCTCCGTTATTGTTAATCTTAAAAAACAAACCTTTACTTGCATGTTTAAACACTTCCCTAACATTAATAAGATTTCCATCATATGGACTTCTTCCAAAAACTTCCAATGCAACCTTTTCAAATTCATCAGCAGTCACTTCAAAAATCTTATCATCAGGTCCCCAGTCCAAACATATTGGCATGGCAACCACGCCACTTTCCGTATTGTTCTTAATTGAATTTCTACTAATAACATTTACATAAGTTCCCGGAAGAACCTTATTCTGTGCTGTAAATGTTCCACCACCTAATGCCATTTAGTTTACCTTTCCTTTCTTCCATTTTTTCAAAATATCATCTGCTTCTTCAACGGAATATTCATCTTCATCATTCAACAGAGCGTTTAAAATATCCCTGTCCTGTAAAAACCTTTTTGACTTCATCAATTCGCTTTTTCCGTATTTTACAGATGCCTTATTCTTTGCTTCCATCTGTTAAACCTCCTACACCTGTTCTTATTTCATAACTTTCAAACTTATCCTTGTCTTCCTGTTTCTCCATAACAAATGTTTCATAAGTTACCTGAAACTGCAAAACACCGTCAACCATCTGACCTGTCATTTCTGCTGAATGAAGCTTAAATCCATCAACCTCAATATTCCTTAACAAGTACTGTAATTCTTCCAGCACTTCCATTCCTTCACCATGACAATTATCACTCTTAGGCCAATACCTGATAATAAATGGAACTGTCTTTAGAAATCGTGGTCCAAGTTTACATCTTAAGGAAGGATTTAAGCACAAAACAGAAAAACAAGGCTCTTTTAGGCCCTGTTTCACTGCTTCTGTATATATCTCATATTTTTCTTCACCATAGGACTGTCTTATCTGCCTTACAATCCCATCAATCATCTTACTTATCATTTAACTGCTCCTGATAACCATTTTTTCAACTTAGCTTCAAGAATACCCGGGGCACTCTGCCTAATTTCCTGTTCAGACAAAGTAAGCATATACTTTCCTTCAACCCATCCTGTCCCGTTTGACGTTCTGTGGCCAAACTCAACATATGATGCATATTCAACAGGATTGATAATCTCTATTACATATGTATCACCAGAATGATGAACAGTAAGAGAATCTGCATAAGACGTTGCAGCCTGATTGGTTCCAGCCGTCCATCCTCTTCTAAGAGTTCCACCTACTTTTCCTGAATTGGAAGGATACGTACCTACCGGAGTTCTTTTAATTACTTTTGCAAGAAGTCTTGCAGCAATCTCTCTTGATGCAGCTTCAAAAAAATCATCAGAATTTCTTGCCATTGCTTCAAGACTGTCCCTTAACTGCTCCAACTGCTTACAATCAATTTTAGAATCACTCACGCCTTATCCTCCACCAAATCAAGCAAAATCTCCTGATGTGTAGGATAAACCGCAGGTCTTCCACTACTTTTGTAGGCTACCACACCACCAACGCCCTTTACCAATATTTTAGAACCCGGCTTAACATTGATTTCAGGTGCCATAAACAATTTAATGACCTGAGTAACATCTGAATCAGCCTCATTCTCTGAATTGGAACTTATATTGCTGTAAGAAAGTCTGCAACAAACATCTGACTGCACCATTACCTCTTCAAAGTTAGTCACAGAAGAAACAACAACCTTTTTCTTTTCAAAAATATCAGCCCTAAAGTCATATGACATTTCTATTGCCTTTCTGGTTCTTAAAACTGTATTTTTCGAAAGCATTTAATCAGCTCCTCTCCACTGCACCTTAATCTGTTCAGCATAACATTAAAAGCCTCATCAGAAGATGTGCCACTGAAATTAACAGAAGTATCTCCTACCTTTACAGAACTTACTGCCTGTTCTAAGTCAAATTCTTCAAGCTTACCTGTTGTTTTAAGCAAATACAAAAATTCACCGCACACTCTTTCACAGGCTGATTCAAACAATCCCTTTGGAAGTTTCTTAACATGGCATCTGGAATTTAACTCAGAAACAACCTTATCAATGCAGAACACCAATAATGAATAATCATCTTCTGAATACTCATAGCCAATATTCTTCAATAATTCTATGACTTTATCTTCCAATAACTCCATCTCCTTCCTTTAGCTGTGAATGCGTGTATGACTTTAACTCAGAGTGCTTATACAATGATAAATAATCATTCGAAATAATTGAGACGGATATTGAAAATGTTTCTCCACAGTTTACAATCTGCTTACTTAACTTTGCATCAATAATGATGTTTTTATTCATCAAACCACCTCAATTTGTACTCTCTTTTTCAGTATTTCATCAGCAATATAATATGTAATCTCCAAACAATATCGCATTGACTTACTTAAAGGATTCAACTTCACCGTAATGCAATGCTCATTTATGGTGCAGTTTCCTTCTGTTTCAAGTTCCCTGTCCTTATAGAGCTTATATGTTGCCCTTGATATTTCAAATTCCTCATTCTTTGTAGACTTAACAAGAAATTTTAAATACTTGTCCTCACCTAAAATAAAGTTAATGTTCACACGCATCACCTCTTCTTAATAGTTCTATACAAAAACTGCTTTCTGACAATTCAGAAAAATAATTACCATTTTCCTTTTCAATGTCATATTCTGACGTTACAAAACCAATTTCATAATCATCATTAATGTATGTACATTGGTATGGTAATGGCTCAATGGTAAATTTCATTGCCGTTGCATCATAAGAAAATAACACATCAGTACAATATGCTATGTTCCCGGCTTCATCAAATGCAGTAAGTTCCATTACATACCTTCCACTCTTTTGTGCCGGTACCTCGGCGGTCCAGATGTCTCCCTTCAACCTTGTAAAGATAACATCCTGACCTTCAACCTTACCAATAAGCCTTACTACCATTTAATCTGTAACCTCCACAGAAATTGTATATGTTGCGCCGGCATTAACTGGATTTGGCGAAATAGTAACTGACTGAATAACCGGTGCAGTCTGGTCAAGTACAACCTTCTTTGTAACTGTAGATGTCTTTCCTGCTCCATCCTTTGCCGTAATGACAATGGTATTTTCTCCTGTCACTAATGTAAGTGTCTTTGTAAAGCTTCCATCACTTCCAACTTCAACAGTCTGTTCAGTTCCACCATTAAGCTTAATAGTAAGAGTTACCGGTGAGCTTGTAACATCATTAGTAGTACCCTTAACAACAAGAGATGACTGATTTGTAACAAGATTGTCAACCGGTGCTGATACTGACAATTCAGGTGGAACAGTGTCAACAGTAAATGTTACACTCTTCTGAGTTGCAACATTACCATCATAATCACTTGCGGATACCTTAATTGTGTGAGTTCCATCTGACAAAGCTGTAGTTGGTGTATAACTACATGTATAATTCTTTCCTGACTGTGTCTTAGTAATTCCTGTTGTAATTATCTGGCTATCAATAATAAGCTTAATTGTTGATGGATTAACACCTGAATCTGCATCTGTAACAGTCCAGTTAATAACAGGCTTGTTATTAGTCAACTTAGCAGAAGATGAAGGTGCTGTTATTGAAATAACAGGTGCAACCTTTTCCTTAACCTTAAGCTGTAAGCTTGAACCAAGTGTTGTGTCCGTTGCATCCTTTGTCACACTGTTTCCAGCTTCATCAGTAGCCTTAACCTTAACATTATAATAATGTCCATTCTGATTGTATGATGATGTTGACGGAGCTGTTATTGTAGCCTCATACTTCTTAGTTGTGGCATTATATGTCAGTGTATGGGTTTGTCCGTTAATTACAACCTGTACTGTTTTTACTGCCATAGGTAATGCCCTCCTTATCCTAATTTATGTTTAAATGCAACAATTCTAATCTGCTTAGGCTCATAAACAGGATTCCAGTTAGCTGGGTCTGCAAGTTCTACTCTTGAAGGACCTTCTGTCTTTGCCACATTTGCGTTAGTAAAGGCAATTCCTCTAGGATGAAGAATTGTTGTTCTTCTGTTAATAAGGTAATCAACACCTGAACCCTTTCTCTTTGCTCTATCAGTTTCAGTTGGAACAAATCCTTCAGGATTTCCGTTGCCTAATGCAACTGCTCCATTACCAAAAAGATATGTTGTGTAAGCCTTAGTTTTTGAATCATATGGACATCCATCATCAATAATTACTCTCTTACCCTGATATGTACCAAATGCTACATCGTTTGATGGCTGTACTGTTTCGATAAGATTCTGTTTCTTAAGGTATGCTTCTGTAGCTGAATGCATACAGATGCCTGTAAGCTGCGCTTTAGCATCTCCTAACTTCTGTTCTGCATCAATAAATGCTGAACCACTCCAATTAGCTGCATTTCCTGAATTACCTGAAATATCTAAAAGATTAGATGCAAGTCTTGTTTCTGCTGCCTTCTGTGGTTCCTTAACTTCCGGAATTGTTCCAAACACACCATTAAGAATTGCAATAAGTTCCTTCTGCATATCTCTTGCCCAGAACTGTGCAACCAAATCACCGATTGCTTTCATTGGATCTGCTCCTGAAAGTGCTGCTGATAAATCTGTTGCGCTCCACATTTTTGCTCTTCTTAATACTGCTGCCACATCCTTGTTTGAAGTAATTTTGTTATCTTCAAGGTCTGCTCCTTCAATTACCTGCTCTGATTCTCCTGTTAAATCCTCGAAGAATGGCATAGTTACTAATGGTGATGCCTGAGAAGCCAAAGCATCAAATTCAGCATTGTTTGTAACAATTCCACTATTAAATAATGCTGATAATTCCATTGTTCTGTTTAATACGTATGGAGTAAATAACTCCGGTACAATTACGTCCTGTAATGTTGTTCCTGGCATTTCTAATACCTACCTTTCCTAAATTTTTCATTAAATTGTAATTCCGGCTGCTGCTGCCATTTCCTTGGCCTGTGCCGGATTCTCCTTAAGCAGCTTGCCCTGCTCTGTTAAGTTAAATGTTTCCTTGGCAAAAGGATTCTTTGTAGGACTTCCACCCTTGCTAGGTTCATATCCTGCTTTCTGCTTAAACAGATGTGCCATAGTCTTATCTTCCCTGTAAGCCTTAATTGATTCGTCAACATCAATAGGATTGTTGTCCTTGTCAAATGTAAACTTATCAATTCCACCAGCCTTATAGATAAGATAATCAGGATCCAATACTCCCGACTTTGTAAGCTGTTCCTTTAATGCATACTGCTTTGTTGCATTAATCGCAGCAGTCTTAAGATTTCCGATTTCTGTTTCATAATCTTTAATCTTATTCTGGAGTTCTTCATTGTCTCCATTTTCCTTCTTTAATGTTGTGATTGTTGCATTAGCTGTCTTCAATTCCTCGCATTTATCATTAAATACGTTCTTTGGTACAGCGTGTTTTGGAAACTCTTTCTTTGCAGCCTCCATTACTTCATCAACATTAAGTTTTCCATCTGTAATTTTTGCTTTTTCAAGCAATTCCTTTAACCATTCCATTTTTATTACCTCCATAGATGTTTTATTCCAGTTCTACTGGTGATTGGATTCTACCGATATACCTTCGGCAAGGTATTTCTGTTCTTTAGTGCCTACAGAAAAAGGCATATAAAAAGAGAGCCTATTTCTAAGCTCTCTGATTAACGTTATTAAATTTTCAAAACATTTCAGGTCTTTTTTCGGCATGTTGCACTGGGACAACTAACTGTTTTTCAGTTTTATCAATTTTACCTATTAATTCTTCTATTCTGTTGCTAAGCCTGATAAATGAATCAATATCATCTATTCTGCATTTATTCTGCATATCCTTACATCTTGTAATCTGCTCCAGTATTTCTTCTTTGTACATATTTGTCCTTTCAGTTTATTTTTGCTGTTCTTTCAGCAAGTCTGATGTTTTAACACACTGAAAAAGCACCCCTTTCAGGTGCTTCTTACTGATTAAATCTTTTGAAATTTTTATCATCAAATTCTGCGACAAGCATTTCATTGTGCTTCTGTTCCGCTAATCTAAGAATACGTGCTTTTTCTTTTTCATCAGCGGTTTCTCTTGCCTTTTTTAAAAGTTCTCTATGTTCACGAACTAATCTATCATTGTATTTATTATGTTCTAACATAAGCCTATACCTCTTTTACCTTAATTACACACACCACTTGTTTTTTTAATTCGTCTTCCCATTCGGTTAGATCATCCGAGAAATATAATAAATCTTTTCGTCTTGAAACATAGTCATACTTGCTTTCTGTAACAATTTCAAGCACTTCATATTTTGAACCACACAATACTTCCGCTTCTCTACTACCATAACTTGAAATATGCTGAACACCAACACCAGTTTTATTTTCTAAACATTCAAGAATGACTGTACTGGATTCGACGGCTTGTGTAGATGCTGCGCCAAATGCTTCTGCAACTCTTTTATCACTTGACCAACTGGATATTATACCCTTTGATGGTATTTTATCACCCGGTTTCAAACGTGTAAATTCTGAAATATCATAATCTGAACTTTCAGAAAAGCACAAACCACGGTAAACCGTACCATCATATACCGGCATTCTGTCAAGTCCGTCGCGTATAGTTTTAGCAGTTGAACCTTCACCTGCAAGAATTGAAGCATAATCACCGCCAAAGTATTCTTTCAAAGCACTATGAAATTCTGTTGCCTGTTCTTCTGAATATCCTGTATCAACCTTAATTTGTTCAAAGGCTTTTGCATTATATTCATCAAGTTTATCATTAGGTACTTTTCCTGGAAAACCAGTGTCTAACTGACCACGCGATTCCTTTTGCAGTAATAAATCTGAACGTTGCTTTTCAGCATTCCTAATTTCTTCATCAAGATTTTTAAGTTTGGTAAACGTTGCATCACCATCAGATGCATCACCATAACCTTCTTCGATTGAAGAAAATTCAGAAAACCATTCATCATAAGAATAACCATCTGTAGCATCACTAAATTGATTTTTCAATTCATCAATCCTGTTATCCTGTTCAGAAATTTTATTCTTTAATGATATTGTATCATCTGTCTTAGTTTCTTTCAAATCATCTGTCTGACCATCAACAAATGATTTTTTCCATTCAGGATAGGTCATATCTGCAGGAACATAGTAGTTATTACCATCTTCATCTCTTGCAATTCTCTCACCTTTTGCAAATTCATCATCAAAATAAGGTGCTGTACAACTTCTACAGTTAACGTGAAATGGCGGAGCTGTTACACCCTCTTCATATTCACTCATCTTGAATACTTTTCCATCCATTTCCTGGCAGATGTCTGATGTATGACCGTCCAATGTGGCTACAATCTCATATCTTTCAACATCCAACTCCTTAAAGCATTCCTTTTGAGCTGTTGAACTAAAATACGCCGATTCAGTCATTACAAGTCTTCCGGCATTAGCCTTGCTTACATTCATTTTGCTTGCAATCTGGCTTATTGCCTTATCTGGTCCTGCACCTGTAATACACATCTGGCTTAAACTTGTATGTAACTGATTTATAAGCTGTGTCTTGTTGCCCCATATTCTGTCACTGAAATTCTTGCCATCAGCTAACCAAGGCTTACTTACCACTTTTTCAATTAATCTGTCATTTAATGCTGCAAAGTTCGAGCCGACACCAACGCCTTTTTGAATTTCATAAGCTGTTCTGTAATAACTTTCCTTATATACGTCTTTTATGTGTTTGCTTACTTCGTCGTTCAAATTACCAAATGCTACTTCTGCCTGTTGTCTGCATTGCAGTTCCAACGCTTCCAATCTGCTTATGTGAGCCTTGGCAGATGCATTTTCAAGTTCCTTTACCCATTCACCTGAAAAAGCGTTTTCCCTGCCCTTTTTTATATATTCCTCTACATCCCACTTAAGTTCCTTTAATTCCTTGTCATTAAGGGACTTTCTTGCTTCCAACAGAGATATGTTATTGTTATCCGCATATCGCTGATACCAGGCATTTATCTTTTCTTCAATTATCTTCTGAGACTTATCAAACTGCTCCTGAATATCCATTGTCTTCTTTACGGAAGTCTGATGTGTTGCTTCCTCCATCTCAACGAACCTATTCTTCCAGTATTCACTATTCTTCATCCACTCCACCTACTGAGTTATCATCATCTTTAGCCGAATCATCAACATTGTCATCATCTTCATTTGACTTTTTCGTAAACATCTGCTGATATATGTCAGCGTTCTGTGTTTTTTCTTCATTTTCCTTCTTAAGCTGTTTAAGTTCTGCTTCAACGTCCTCAACAAACGGATGATTCTTAAGTATTGTTTTCTGGCTAATGATTCCAACACTGTCCTTGCATATGGCTGCCTGCTCCTGCTCATTCTTAATACAGGTTCTTGTCCAAGTCTGAACAATGTTGTCACACTTAATGTTCTTAAAGTTGCAGATTGCTCTTACCAGTTTGGCAAAACCTAACTGAAACTCTGTTTCCATTAAACCTGTTTTCATTTCCAATAATGAATACATAAACTTAAGAGCCTCTCCTGACTGATTACCAAAATTTTCAGGTCTTGGATCAAATCCCTGCCCCTGTTCGAAAATAGCCTTTCTTGTGGCATCAAGAACACTGTTTCTTGCTTCAATAGGAATCTCAATGTTAAGAGTGCTTACACCTGCACCTTCATCTGAATCCATTTTTATAACCTTGTATTTCTTCAAATCCTGCAGGAATCCATTTAAATCTGTTCCACCATATCCGGAAAGAACAAATATAAGCTCCTGAACATCTTCAAGGTCATTAATAAAGCCACTAAACACCTTGTCGTACACATCAATCAAAGGCTTAATGTTATCAAGGTCAGAAGACTTAATGTTATTATTAAAAAACGGAATAAAAGGTATTTCCTCCATTCCGTGACTGTACTCATTTACAAGTTCGCCTGTTGTCGGGTTTTCAAACATTGCATAATCTGTCAAATTCTCATAAGTTTCATCAGACTGCTGTCTTCTATACACCTGACACTCTTCCTTGTCCCAATATTCATAAATTGTATAATTTTTCCCATCTGTTTCATCTATCTGTGTATATACTCTTAATACACCTATCAACTTCTGTTTTGTTGACTTATTCCACACCGGAACAACCTGTTTACTGTCAATAACTGCCCACTCAAATTCATTAAACTCATTAGTCCAATAATGAACCCATGCAACACCTGCATTAGCTGCATTAACACAAAGCTCCATACATTCTTTTCTATATTCATCTCCCAAGACCTTTAATATTTCTGCATTAGCCTTCGAACTACCAATGTCAAAAGTAGGCGGTGTAGTGAACGCATAAGCTGCTTTCTGGTTAACTATCAATCCGTGAAAGTTGCGTGGTATTCTATTATCTGCATTTCTTAACGGATGACCTTCTTCATCCTTTTTTTCATCTCCATAAAATATATCACTCTTATTTCTATAGTATCTGTCGGCAATGTCACATCTAATCATATACATTGCATGCCCCGGCATATACTGACTTAATAATTCCTTCATTCTAACTAAATCCACTTGTTTCACCTCTTTACTTTAATACTGATAATCCGTCAGACTTCTTAGCACAATCCTCTGCAATTCCTGTTGTTGCATCCTGTGCATCGTCATGATCATTCTTTCCTTCTCTCTGATACCTTGACATTGCCTTATAATAATCAGGCCATCTGTTCTTCCAGTCTTCAGGAAAATATATGTGTTGCATTACCCACGCTGAATTTGAAAAAATTCTTGCATTCTTGTTGTTATGCTGTGTAAACCACTTAATAACTGTCTTGTTACTTTTTAATTCATCCTGAAGTATTCTTTTAACACTTCTGGCAAATCCTCTACCACCATTATTTGATTCGATTCTTGCAATATTTACATTTCCATCAAATAACAGCTTAGCTGTTAACGGCTCTGTAACTTCCATTGGTTCCTGCGTATATATAACATCAAGTACGTACGCTTCATTGTCAAATGTTACTCCGTAGTTAATACTGCATAAGTAATCCTTACCTTCATCTGCGGTATCTGTATAATTTCTAATCTGCTTAAATTGTGGCATTTCTTTGTACGTCTTAAATGAAGTGTACATTCTGCCCTTTATGTCAATAGGATTCTGCTGATAGTTTGCTTCTGCAATATCTATTCCCATTGACATCTTTTTATTTTCGTATGATCTTTTTGACAAAATTTCAGGACAAAGCATTGTTCCATCTTTCTTAACAGCCTTATAGCATATATGCCTTACCTTTACGCCTATGCTCTTAAAGTGTTCCAATGCCCTGCCAGCCAAATCCAAACTATGCCATCTTGTCATTACAATGATAATCTTGCCACCCTCTTCAAGTCTTGACATCATTGTGTCCGTAAACCAGGTCCAATGATTATCCAGAATATTTGCATTATTAGCTTCCAGTGCTGACTTAATCAAGTCATCAATAATCATTAACGTTGCACCAAAACCTGTTGCCGTTCCTGTTGGGGATGTTGCCAAATAATTGTTATAGCCATTTTCAAGTGACCACATATTCATTGCACCATCACCACGTTTAATGGTTACCCCTGGGAACACATCTGAATAAACAGCCTTGTTTTCATCTGCCTTTGTTTCAAGAATCGTATTTCTTACACCTTTAGAAAATGTTGTTGACAATGTTTCATTGTATGAACCTGTCATTATCTTTTGTGTCTGGTCATTTCCTAAAACCCATTCAACAAAATTACCAACTGTTCTGGACTTTCCATGTCTTGGCGGCATATTAACAACCATTACTTCATCATCTGATTTTATGAACTGCTGTAACTCATTACAGAAGTCACGTAAAAAGCCCCTGTCTTCCTTGTAGAAGTCAGGAGCCTTTAATTTGCAGTACTGCCAAAAATTTCTTCTTGCCAGCTCTACCCTTGCATAAAGCTTTATTAAATTCTTATTCAGATTCAAGGTCCTCACCTGCCAATCTAAGCAGTTGTTCAGTACTTAATCCCTCAAAAGGATTGTTAACATTTCCTGACACCTCAACCTTATCCTTAAACATTCCTAAATGTCTTCCCAACAGTTCCAAAGCCTTTACCTTGTCATAGGTAGTCAGCTCTATTCCATTCTTACCCTGCTTAATACCTGAAATAGCCTTAATCTGTCTTCTTGAAAGCTCATCAGTTTCAGTAATCTCAACTGCCTGATAATACATCTGATTTCCTTCACTATCCAATGCCGGAACATAATCACCATCCGGTGTCTTCATCATCACCGGCTTAGTCACAACCTTGGCATATTCAGAACCATTGGCAAAGGCAACTGCTGCAAGCTCCTGAATCACATCATCTTGCGTAACCTCAATTCTTTCCAACCTGTCCTTAATTCTTTCATCTATGTATTCCTTAATCTCCGGAACATTCATAAGACGAGCGGCTGCCGCTGCTGCTGTATTATCATTTTTGACGTGTGGATATGCTTCCTTATACGCCCTTGTTCCATTCAGATCAATCAAATATTCATTTGCAAATATAACTTGTCTGTCAGTCACTGCAACCGCCCCTTTCTTACCGAATTTATTTTATAAGCACTCTGCTTCTTTAAAAGCATCAAATATTTTAGGAAATTGAATAGCAAACCAATCCACCATTTCTTCGTTCAGTGCCCAACAATCTGACGAATTACTGTTACTCCATAATCCTGATTCATATAAAAACGCATGTATTATTTCGTGTCTAACTACCTGTTTCATGTATAACTGCAAATCTCTTACTGAATCTTTCTCTTGTACCAATTCTGCAATTTTAATTGTTTTTATTGAATAATCCATAATGCCGTCTGAACCTTCAGGCATTTGCTCATCTGGAACATCGTATTTAATTGTGTATTCTGATCCTAATATATTTACTTTTTTATCCTGCATTTTTCTCCTATTTTCCTACAAAAAAAGACAGCCTTTCGACTGCCTTAAGACGTTTTACCATAAATACTTTTAGAGGATTTCATTCAGATAAACAAAAATTTTTTCTCTGCTTTACTCATTTATCACATTCTAATGATAATCTATGTTCATAGGGACATTCAAGGACACATTCATTAATTTTTCTATTTCCTGTAATCCCATTCCGTGCAATCTAGTAGTGTGCCTATATGACATATCCATTTCTATTGCTATTTCTTCCCATTTTTTAGATTGACAATATCGCTTATACAGTATTTCTCTGCATACCTCATTGCTTACCTTGGAAATTACTGCCATAACCTCGGCTCTTACCTCAACCAGTGTGCGAACCTCTATGTTCCATTCTTCTATCTTTTCCTCAATAGTACAAATTGTATCTGCCATCTTGTCTTGTGACGTTGAAGATATTACCCTTTCCCCTTGGCTGATTGCACTTGTACTTGTAACTAATTCCTGTAACGTCAGAATCTCTTCTTTTAGTCTTTTTATTCTGTGCTCTGCCCGACTAACCTGTAGCAGATACTCTTTAGCTTTATTTACTTCTGTCACTTTACCAATCCTTTCTCTATTTTTCTGCATAAAAAAACCAACCACCAAATATTGGTAGTTGGCTTTATGACATCTTCTTTTTAATGTTCTGGTGCACATTTGGCACAAAATCCATTTCCTGCATCTCCATTAACATAATCATCTAAATCAAATACTTCTCCACAATCAGGACATGAAAAATATTTTCCAATACAAGATTCACAAACATATCCTCCGTTAAAATGTCTTGTATGTGCACCTTCTTTTCCACAACTAATACATTTTGCCATAGAAGAATCCTCCTCTCTCTAGTAATACAAAAATTATACCATTCCAACTACCAATATTCAATTATCAATGTACCTTTGTTTCTAATCCTTATCCTGCAACTTACATATCGCCCACAAGACGATTGCCAATGTGTTAATTATAGACATCCTAATCACCACGCTTCCATATCAAATTCTTCTCTTTGAATTTTTGTATTACTAATCTTTTTATAAATATCAACATACATTTCATCCTTGTCTCTGTTGTATGTAACTTCTGCGTATCTGTCACCCATTGGCTGTCCCCAAATAGTACACTTCTTATAGCCTAATTCGTGCGCAAACCACACTAGGTCTAATTCGCTAATGTTAATATTTTCGTTTAATACTTTAATCACTGCATTCTTTGCAGCCTTTTCAAATTCGTAACTTGTCATTCTATTCGTTCTCCTTTTCAAAATCATTTTTGTTAACATATTCTACAATTGCCTTGTTATCTCCAATAAGCATCACTTGAAGAACTACGATTTCTGTATTATCATATTGGAATAATCTAGGTTTTTCATCATTAAAAATATATGGCTTGTCTAACAACCCTCTTATGGTTATCTTGCTTTTAGGGTGTGACTTTCTTAAAGTCCCGCTTACTGCATTAATGTTATAGTTAAATCTATTTACTGTTGTACTATCAAGCATCTATTCCACCGCCTTTCACTATTTCGACTACTTTGTGATAACCTGCAATACCTGTATTAGGCACTCTGCTATATTCCAATTGTTCTAAAACCTTATCCACGTTATAGGCTGTTGGCTGATTTTCAATGAACTCATCTATGCCCATAAATTCATAATCTTTTCTTAAATCACAATCACCTTTCAATGATTCATGTAATTCTCCCATTAATTTATCTGCATCTATTAATCGCATCCTGTTCACTCTCCTTCTTTGCTAATTTCTATGTTTAGAACGCAACATACAGAATAACAATTCGTTCATTGAACGTTTTCTTGATGACTGTCTGCTTGGTATTATTTTATATAATTTCCAACTCGTATCTGCTTCCAGAGGTGTTGGATTTTTAAATTCTTCATATATTTCTCGCGCATCTTTTAAGTTAATATGAGTAGGTATTGGCACCATAATCCCCACGTTATTGTTACTTTCTGGATAATTTTCTTTAAGATACTTCCAAAACTTATCCTCTCTTAAATCGTCCATTAATTCCTTGTACGTTTCCATTGTTGTGACTATATAGTTTTGTTCTCCATAAAATCTTAATCCATTACCGCTATATACATCATTCACACACGATTTAATTTCATAACAAATAAATTCTCCTTTCTCAATATCACTCACACAAGTAACACCTGCTGGAATAAATTGTATTAAATCAACTCTTTTCGGATGAGCTGTTCCATAATCTAGCGTAACCTCTTTGGCATAATATTTTCTGTCCTGCAAACTCTCTTCTAATAAATCAGTTAGGAACATTGTTGTCGCTTTCCTATTCATCTTCCTGCTCCTCTCTTTCTGCTAGTTTTGCGTATTTCCAAGAATTTACGTCAAGTTCGTTTACAGCACTCCAAGATGTTTTTCCCTCTTTCCAAGCATACACCCTTCCATTTTCATATTTAGCAAAATACCTTTTAATCCATTCTGATTTTAAGATGTCTTTAACCAATATCGGTGTATCAACCTCAACCTTGCTCCAATCGACCTGTTCAACGTGTTCAGATTGTAGCCACTGCTCTACCTTTTTAGGACTACAACCGTCTTGGTCCTTAAACACACAATCTAAACAGAAAAGCTCATTACACATTTTCGGCTTTCCCGTTATTGAATCGATACCTATGTTTCTAATTATTATTTCCTTTAATTCATCTTTGTAATATTCGATATTTAACATTTCTCTCACTCCTTAACATTTCTTAACATTTTTTTAAATCCTCTATTGTCATCTGCTTTGCTGGAATATCTTCCCATTCAACTCCTATATAATCCAAAACTTTGCCCCATCCGTATTTTTCTCCTGTAGCTTTATCTTTGCAACATTTGTACATCCAAAACTCCCATTCTTTAGGATTTTCTTCTCTCAATCTATCGAATCTGTGTGGTCTTTTTTCAAGATGTATTCCAAATCCACACATTGAGCATCCGGTTCTTTGAGCTTTTGTTGTTCTTAGTGTTCCATCTGGTTCTTTTTCAATCACACCATATATTTCTGGAATGATTGTTTTAAGTGGTTCATATGGAATTATCTTTCCTTCCTTATTTCTGCTATAAGGTTGTTGCATATATAATTGTTCAAAAATGTCTATATGCTCTAAATACCATTGATTCATTTCTAAGGCTAACTTCAATATGTCTTGCCTTAAAAAGATTGCAAATGGTGCTGACCTGATTGTTGTTTTTCCGTAGTAATTACACCCATGTTCAACGAGAGCTTCTTCTCTCTGACCACCTTCTGACGCCATCATTCCAAGGTATGCATGTGAATTATGTTCTTTTGCCCAATCATTACAGGGCTTTTCTTTTAAGTAATAGCAACAATCATTTGACACTTTAAAATCAGGCTTATTATAATTAACTCCTTCATTCTCGTTTTCATAACCACCAAACAAATTCAGCCATTTTTGTGGCAACTTCATTCTGCTATTCTTTGCAAAATGTCCTAACTCTCCACATTCTCCTGTTATAATTGCATGTCTTACAGTCTTATTCTTGTCTGTAGGATTTTGAAGTAACTGTATTTTTCCTGCAATACGCTTACTTATTACTGGAAAACCAATATTGTTTAATACATCAACCTTTGTCTTGTATGATTTAACAATTTCTATACCTAATGCTTTGTGTACTTTTTGAATACTTTTATCTTCAACTCCCGATACAGATATTCCCGGTACATTTATTCCTATGCTTTTAAGCCATATGTATAGCGTAATACTATCTAAACCACCAACAGATACATGCGCATTAAGTCCACGTTCATGCATTTCATCATAAAACTCCCATGCTATACCTTTTTGTCTTGATAACTTGTCCTCATATGCAAGATTCTGTTTCTCCGTAAATTCTCTTTTTTTGTCTTGCTTTGCTTTCTTCCATGCATTCTTTACAAAATTGGGAGCATCATTTGTTACATATTCATTGTTTTCTATTAAAAATTCAAATTGTCCTTCCATTTCTTCCTGGAGTAAGAATTCTTTTATGTGCGCACAACTCTTCTCCTTTCGATTTTTTTATTTAATCACTGTTCTTAAGTCTCTTCTTTCAGTCTCCATGTCAATTCCACATTCTTCTGCAATTATGCTTATCTGCTCTTCCCATGTGCTGTAATCCTCTGCAATGCATTCAGCCTTGTTGTCGAATCTCTCAAACATCTGCTTTATTCTTTTGTTACCAAAACCAAATTCATCATGCATTGTTACAGCCATTAGGATTTTTACATACAGTACTGTATTGTACTTAACATTGTCACTGAATTTGTCTAAGTCTGCCTTTGATACCCTTAAAGGTAGGTCAATGGCATTTCTCATTTTCAGGTCTGCTTCCAAGGCATCCAATCCCTTTTCTCTTGCAAACCTCAGGGCATATGCCATACCCTCACGTCTTGCCTGTTCCTCTTTTGACATTCTTGCCATCCTTATTTCCTCCATTGCCATAAGCCTTTGCCCTAAAAATCTTTAGTGCATTGTCTCTTGGTCTTCCGTCATTTATGAACTCTTCCTGTTCGTGTGTTAAAATGCAGCCAAATTCCTTACTTGTCTTTTTTCTCATTCATTTTCTCCAGCTTCGCCTTAAGCTCTGCTCTCTCTTCCTTGATTCTTGCCAATCTTACGTGATCATCTGCTGATAAGATTGAAACTGAAAATAAAATCTGCGATTCCATTCTGTCCAATTCCTCTAAGCGAATTTCTATGTCCTTAACTTTCATTTTGTTGTTTCCTCCTCTTGTCTCTGTTTTCAATCAGTCGTCTTTCCAATGCCTGATAGTCATATTGCCTTTGGTCATTAAATGTCTTCTTGTTTTGTTGCTCTTTCTTTACAGGATAAAAATTACTCCAATCACCTGCTATGGCATTCTTGACTGCCTGTATTTTCTCCTCGTCCGTGTCTGCCACCTGTTCAAGTCTCTCAATCAATGTCTGTATCTGATAGCCAACAATCTGTCTTCCCTTTTGTTCCCTAAGTTCCAGAAATTGCCTAAACACGTCATTAAGGTTTTCGTTGGAAAAATACTTTATATTTTCTTTACTTTTGTTTTCTTTTATTTTCTTTTGTTGTATTTCCGTATCATTTATGTTGGTTTCTGTTACATTTACACTTGTTTCTGTTACATTTATCGGTTTTAATGGTTCATTTAATAAGGGTTGACCTTTTTCATCAATCAACCTGTACCTTGTTTTCTGGACTTTGTTCCTAACAGTCACTGTATCGTAGCGTCGCTGAATTCCAACAGAGGTTATAACTCCTTGCATCAGGAGGTCATGATCAAACAGACCTATGTCCGCACAAGAGAGAATAACTTGTAACACAAAGTCTTTTTTGTTAACCCATCTGTTACCGATTGTCTTGATGATTTTAACCGGAAGGTTCTTCTTGAGCTGTTCAAAGTTTTTAAACTCAAGAAAGTAACCCTCTCGGTAAACCATCGAAATGACTATGTCGTAAATGGTTTGACCCAATGGACCATATTCATTCATCAGATCCATTATTTTAAAGTCCTCATAATAATCAACATCTTTCGGGAAATAACTAAGTCCTGCCTTTATAGGTCTTCCCATTTGTTTCTCCCATCTTAATGTAGTTTCCTGCTTCATATTCCCTATATATCTGCATCCAATCATCAAGTGTCATTGTCACCAGGATGTCTGCATTGTTTTTCTTGTGAAACACTGCCGGAAGTTCATCCTGCCTTGAATCTCTTCTTGCCTGCTCCATCCAGTCATACAAGTGCATTTTTTCCTGATGTTTTGCTTCTATATGTATTCCCGGAAGTCCCACAACGTCTGCATCACCATTTGCCCCACAATACTGCTGGCCTCTTCTGGTTCTGTATCCGTATTCCCTTAGATGCCCGGCAAGTTGTCTTTCAAACCTTGCCCCCTTCTGCCTTGCATTAACTGCCATTCTGTATCTCCCTTACTCTTTTCCTTGTTGCCAGCAACGACCAACCTATTCTCTTTAATCTGCTGCTTTCCTGTTTGTAATACTTAATGACAAGTTCATCTTCCTCGCCCTCTATTGGTTGAAAATACCCTTGTCCGTTGGACAGATTAAGTATTACCGTGTTTCTTCTGGCCATTGCAATTTCTTCCCTTATGTCTCTGTCTGACAATCCTGTCACCTTCTCTAGCTTTTTTCTTGAAATCGCATTGTCCTTTCCGAAAGGGATGTAATCTGAAATGTTCATTGTCACGTCTCCTTTCTGCCTGCCACCATTCAGGTGACAGGTCTTACAATTTTGTGATATATATTTTGATTTATGACTGTCTGTTTTTTAATAATTGAAGAATGGCTTTGATTCTGTCTGAACCTTGTTTTCAGCCGGTTCCTCATTGTTTTTCTTTTCTTCTGGAACACTCTCTGTTTCCTCAACTGTCTGTTCTGCTGTCTGCTCCACTACTTCCTCATAAGTTTCATCTTCTGACTGCTCAACAGGTGTTGTTTCCACATATGTATGTGTTCCATCCTCATTAATTACTGTCATGTCGCTGTCAAGTGCTGTCTGTAGGTCAATGCTCATTATTCCCCACTTGCTTATGATTTGTCTCAACATTGTCTTGTATGCCATTCCGTCAAAATCCTTGCTCCAGAAGGTCCACTTCGTTCCCTTCTTCAAGTCTGATGCATATCCCTGTGAATACTTCACTGCGTGAGCCTTCATCTTTTCCTTTGACCAGTACATTGCCTTCCTGAATCCATTGACATACTCAAACATTGCATAATAGCCAATTGTTTCTGCCTTTTCTCTCTCATTTTCATCTGAAATGAGATTTACTTCTATGTCTTCATTAAGTGGATCGAATCTGATTAACTCACCTTTCTTAATTGCCAGCACATTTAACTTCTTATACTGTCCTGATCTGATTGCCAGCTGAATGTAGCCCTTGTACCCAAGCTGGAACTGTGCCACCTTTGTTCCTGTTTTGTTATCCTTGAACGGAACCATGTAATACTGTCCAAGCTGTGGACTTGGAGATAGATTAAGACTCTCTCCAAGCAATGCTGCACTTACTATTGATGAATTTTGACATTCCTGTAATGTTGGATTGTTTCCAACCGCACTTACTATTGAACTGATGAATCTCTTTCCGTTCTTTCCACCAACAACCTCATTAATCTGATTCTTTACTGCATCATTTTTCAAATATGCCGTAAAACTTGTTTCTTGTCTTTTTGCCAAACTGTTTGATACTGCCATTTCATTTCCTCCTACTGTATCTGCTCATATTTAATGTTGTTTTTCGTAAGGAACTCACCCAATGCATTGAGCTGTTTTCCTGTTCCACACACCCTGATTACTATTGTGTGTGTTTTCTCTTCCTGATTTTCTTCTGTTCTTTCTTCCTGTGCCTCTTCCTCAACAGTCTGTGAAACACTTTCCTGCTTCTGCTCCGGTTCCTTCTTTCCTGCCTCTGCAAGTTTTTCGGCTTCTGCCTTTTCTCTTGCCTGTCTTTCCTCAAGTTCTGCCTTTCTTCTTGCCTCATACTCGGCTTTTCTTCTTGCATTTTCCTCGTATGTCTGTTTAACCATCAATGCTTCTGTAATGTTGAGGGTTTCAATGTATTTCTGTTTCATTTCAAACTGATATTCACCGGTTTCAGCATTAATGACTTCCAAGTCGTGTCTTACACTGTCTCTCATATGCTCCATATCATTGGTTATTGACTTTAATGTTGTTGTCACATTCAGATAACTTTCCTTGAAAACACGTTTGAATGTGAGTATCTCCTTCAACTCTTCGGCACTTGCAAAGGTCCTGTCATATATCTCCTCAACCTTTATGAGCTTCTCTTCCCTTTTCTTCTGGTCATAAGCCTTTACCTGACTGTCAATGTTGGCATTTGCCTCATCTACAATTGCAATCAGTTCCTTTACCTGACCTTCAAACACACTGTATGGTTCAAGCATCATCTTCTTGACATCTTTCTTTCCGTCATTCAATGCCTTGCTAAACTTATTAAGTGTTGCCCTGTCAGCCTTTGCTTCCTTTATGTTTTCATCCGTGTACACCAATGACCTGTACACGTTTGCCTTTTCAGTAACTTCTTTTTTTAATTCCTCAAAGTTCCAATCAATGTGCTTTAGTGCATTATCCATTGTTGGATTGTAAATTTTTAATTCCATCTTTTTGGTATTCCTCCTGTTTTAAATTTCCGGCAGAATGAGAGCCGGCTTTTTTCTTTTTTTCACAAGCTCCATGAACTCCCTTTCTGACCTTTTTATTATTTCAATGTCTTCCTCAACATCTGCCCTTTCAATATGGTAATCCTTTGTGATTAGTCTTATGCTCTTATTCCACACACTCTTTATCTGTGCCCTGAGTTCGACAAACTCATATTCCGTCACCATCAGGTAATGAAGCACCTGTATGTAATAATTGTCCGGGATGTGTTCACCATCCCATTTTTCCTTGTGCATTGAACCAAAAAGCTCACTGGTCTTGCATTCAAATATGCCCTTCCTCCCGGTTTCAAGTTCTGTCAGTTCTCCATCAAGTGATGCGTGAGCAAACGGATACTTGTCATTGAGAAGCATGTTATCACCAAAGTATTCAACCTTGTATTCCGGGTGGTCCAATGCAAATATTGCTCTTATGTGTTCCTCTGCCCTGCTTCCATATATTACATACGGTTCATTTGATATGTCTCTTGGATTGGTTATTCCAACCATTTCATTCCAAAACTCCACATTGTTCTTGTAGGGATTAAGTCCCAACACTGCTGCTGCATCAGAACCACCTATCTTTCCCTTTCTTGCAAGAAGCCATTCAGGTTTACTTGCAAATTTCTTTCTTGTAACCATTTCTAATCAACCTGTTCATTAAGAATTTCATCTGTGCAGTGCATCAATAATGTAACCAGTATTACCATTCCCAGAGCCACAAGTAACTGCCCTGCCTTGCTGTCTACCTCAATCCAGCCATTGACTAACATTACTGCTCCTGTTATTACTCCAATTACCAAGTTTTTGAATCCGTTAAGTACTCTGTACTTTTCGGCAATAATGTGGTAATCTTTAAGTGGTTTATTTTTGCAAGAGCTTGAATGTAGTGGTGTATATTCAGGCTCTTTTCTTTTTACTTCTGTTACTTCAAGTCTTTTGTTTGTTTCCATTGTTTCTTTTTATCCTCCTGTTATTTCCTAATTGTTTTTGATTATGTACACCAATTTAATCACCCCCTTCTCTCTCTGCCAAACATTTTCAAAATCTCCTCATCCGTAAAATGAAGCATGTCATCCAATCGCCAAAGGTCGCTTAATTTCAGTCTGTCTGTTTTTGCCTGCTTTGCATAGAACGTATTGGAATGCATTATTTTTCTCTCTTCAATGTCTTTTGCCATCTTGTTGTTTCTTATTAATGCTGTCTTGATAATTATTCTTGTTCCTTCAATCCTTTCTGCTATTGAATTTACTACAGCCATATCTGTCACCTCCTACTCTCATATACATAAAAGAGTTATTATAATTCCTCCTATAGCTCCACCAATTAATGCTGGTATAAGTCTTAAAAACAATATTCCTTTCATCTGCTCACCTCTTTCTGTTATGATATTAGTATGGGCTGTGACTTAACCTCTTACTTTGTAAGTAATCCAATTCCTACTTATATTTTGATGAAATAATCCATTGTAATTATTAATCACGTTCCAGCACAGCCCATATTTTATTTTTTAATTCTTTCAATCTTTTCTCCTATAATTCCCATAATGCCTGAATAATTAACGCATTAACTGTCAAGCCTCTTTTCTTTGCTAACTCCTTAAGCTTTGTGTGTAGCTCTGTTGGAATCCTAATTGTTGTCTGTATCATCTCTGCTCTCCTTTCGTTTTGATACCATAATGATACTTCTTTTTTCGAGGTTTCCCTTGTGCTGTAAAGCACGAGGTTTGTCAACTGTTTTCGTCAAAATAATTTAACGAATCTGTTCGATAATATCTCTAATCATTGATGTTCCTGAATCCATATGAACATTTGCTGTTTTCACTGCTCCGTACCAGAAAGTCGCCACAACTGTTTCGTTGTCTTTGTTGTATTTCAAACTTTCCAATTCCTGAAAATCTCTTGTTTCCTGTAATACTGGTAGTAATAAATCGCATATTTTCTGTTTATCTTCCATTGGTTTCTCCTCCTTTTTTCTTTTAATCAAATTTAATTTGATTTGTTTGGTAAAAAAATATAGTCTAATGGCATATTATATAAAGCAGCTAACTCTTTACCTTGGTTTATTGTTGGTTCAGACGTTCCTTTTTCCCAATTTACTATTGTATTCTTTGAAACGTGCATTTCCTTTGCTACTTTTTCTTGTGTCATTCCAGCATTAACTCTGGCTGCTGCTAAACTAATCTGTATTTCTGCCACTTTTATCTCTCCTCTCTCTTTACATTTAATTAACTTCCTGCTATAATCTCTATATCACTTGGGCGACTTAGCAGGAATGTTAAGAAGTGTCGCCCTTGTGTTGGCTTGTTATTTATCGCCCTACTTAGTTATTTAAGTAGGGCTTTTACTTTTTCTTTTGCTTTCTCCAAGTCTTCGCTCTCTTCCAAGATTGCTAAGATTTTTCTTGTTTGATTTTCTTCTGTAGTTTGTTTTAATAATTCTGCTAAATTCATTTCTTCGTATTCCATTTCTTTTCTCCTTTCCTGCTATCTCCTTGCTACTCCTATATAA